GCTTATTGGCGGGCCTCCAGTACCTACAGAAGAAGATCCAACTGTAGATATTCCGATGCTGCCCTGACCTTCTGTTGAAGGTGTTGTGTCTGCTGTAGCCTCACTGATTGGCCTAAAATCTCCATGTCTCTGACCATTTACCCATGTCCCAAAGTTTATTTCTGTACCTGCCATCAAACGCCCCTCTACTCTCCCCTTGACAAAAAGTTTATGGGCTCTCGTCTTTCCAGTAATTCTACCAGAGAATAACCTTCGTGTCACTTCACGCCCATCTGCGTCTGTGGCCTCTCCAATTTTATAAACCTTGTCATTATCTGGGTCTCCAAACAATGTATATCTTCCATAATTTACATATGCGGAGGCTGCTAAATCCCATGGATATGCCCATTTCTTTCGTACATTATTAAGTACTGAAGTAGTACGTACACTGTCTTTTTTAAATGTACTGTACAATCTTTTGTCAGTTGTATTGTAATGTGTCCTTGCAATATCCTGTGAGTCATCTGCAGACCTATAGAGTGTGTGTAAATCATTATCAAACTCATCATCTAATACAAGCTCTGCTAGATCAGGCTCTCTTGCAATCTTTACATATCTTGTACCAGTATAGAAAACCACTGCGGATTCCATTGCAGTTACGCAGAATGGATTAGGTGTGCCATAGTTCTTTGTGAATATCCTTGAAGGTGAGAAAGCCTCTGTCCCTGTGGATGTGATTTCTATCCCAATATAATGTAGTTTCTTTTTTGTGAATACATATATTCTATTCCCATCTCCTTCACCAGCACCCAAGAGTGCAGTGATACCCCCTGTCTCTCCAATAAGGTAGTTATTACCATCTGAGAAATTGTGTAGATTCCCGGCTAGGACATGGGCAACTGAAGCAATGGTCTTTCCATATCTAAGTACGGTTGGTTCGTCCTTTGGGGCATACCAAAGAGTGTCTCTCCATATAGCCATACATGATGCCTTAAGGCTCCCAGAACCAGGGGCGACTAGAGCGTTGTGTTGCGTTGCATAAGAATCTGCAGAATGATCCGCATCTATATGGGTGCAGGTGGTTAGATTGTCTCCAGAGCCAGCACCTGATACTGCAGTGTAGTCCACCTCATCTCCTTCGACGTAGAACTTATCTGCACCATTTGTGAAGTTAAAACCATTTGCATCTTTTAGTTCCGCAGTTCCATCTGAAGTAAGTAGAATTTTATCTAATTGTGCTACTGCAATCCTTCCCATATCATCTGTTCCATTGGCGTAATATAGATTGTTTCTATACTCTGCCCATGTAACAGCTTCGCCTGCGGTTAGAGATAGTCCTGTATCTGCCTCATAAGCAGTCGGTGAAGACTCTGTTAAATCAGCATATTTTATTTTTCCATTTACTGCAACGAAAAGAAGATCTGGGAAAGCATCCATTACAAAAACACCGTCTATACCTTTATTATCCTCTCCCCAGTCAACCCCTATGTCTTCGTATAGCTTAGGCGTAAATGCAGAGCCATCTAGGGAATAATCCATATTCCTAGCCTCTATATTCTTTCCAGGTGAAAGTACTTTATCCGTACGTGTTAGATCAGTTCCTTTAGACCAGTCATCTATGAATAGTTTCTTCTTCTTGGCTGGCATAATTAGAAATCAGGAATGAATCGTTTATTCTTTCTGCTCTCTTGACTAGAGAAGTGCCTGTCTGCATCACGCATTATTTCTCTTGCAAGAGCCCTATATTCTGCAGCCCTGTCGTTATCAAACATTATTCTGTGACCAACCTCTGCGAGCTTGTAGACTAGGTAGTCATCAAACATATCCATTATTTGCAATGTGTCCGTTCCAGACTGTGATGCTTCACCCTTTGCTATGTATGTAATATTCACGTCCTCTCCTCCAGAGAATCCAAGTGGCATAACAAAGAAGTCATCTATGATGACATAGGTATCAGTGGATACATCTCTATGCTCTCCTCTCTGTACCATCACATACTCTCTTGTACCTACAAAGACACTCCTCGGACGGAGGAAATCAGTGGGTAATGCATATCCAAGCTGTATGTTCGCTCCATCGTCGAAGTCTCTAGGGAGTGCTGTGACGGTAAGTACCGAACCGGATCTTGTGAAAACGGTAGGCCAACCATCGAGTACTGCCAAACCAGAAGTAGGCCAATCAGTAACAGTAGTGAGAGTAACATCAGTGTCGCCTTCTTCTGCTGTTGCATCGTTTAAGGTGGTATCTGCTATAGTTGTGAAGCTTGTAGGTTCCTCCTGTGTTTTAATCTCTATTCTAGAAAGAAACCGGTCTTTAAACCGATTTGCTCTCCTCGTCATATTTGCTCTAGATAAACCTGGGAATGGTGTGCTGTCCCCATTCACGGAGATTTCATCATAAGCTTCGTCTACAGCTGTGCTGAAACTATTGAAAGAGTAATTGCTCATCTATGTATGGAAGAAAATTATTTCGCCTCCGTCACCCCAAATTCTTTTGCGAGGATGCTTACTACCTTCTCTTCCTTTTTCTCTCCGAAGACTTGTGGAATCTCCTGTAGCTTCATCTCTTCACTAAGTGCCCCCATATTCATTTTACGGAGCTGCTTCGCTCGCTCCTCTTTCTTCTCCTCATCACCATCTGTGAGATCATCTGCAGGCTTCTGAACTGCCTCTAGGGACTTGGCTAGTTTCTCAGCTTCTTTAGCTAGTGCCTTTTCATTTACTGGTTCTGATTTCTCTTCTTCCCTTCCTGTCTCTACCCTCTTTTCTTCAAATTCCGACTTCCTTGCGTTGTATTCCTCACTAAGGAACTCAGCATTCATTACTAGGATTTCGCTCTGCTCCTCATCAATTTTAAGTCCAAACTCTGCTAGTTTACCTTGGATACCTGAGATACCTCCTATTTTTCGGAGTGTTACAGCTGCCATCTTCCCGTTAAGGAGACGCTTAGCATAATCAAGTGCTTCCCGTTTCCTTTGTTTCTTAAGCAGCGGATGATCGTAAGTACCAGTCTTTCGATACTCTGGAAGGTGATGCCTTCCTGGAGTCTGTTGGAGCCGCACGTTGCCATTGAAATAAAGTTCATAAGGAACATTAATTGGTTCCCGTCCCATATCTACAAGCTCTTCGTATCGTGTATGAGTTAAGTTGGCCATAAAGTTTTGTGTGGAAGTGATAAAAACTTATTCTTCCCCCCACCCACTAATGGGGTAGGAGGAAAGTAAATCTTCCTATGAACAGGCTGATTCAACAGAGATCATTAACTGACCACCGCCGCCTGAGTCGTTAGAAAAGTAGGTATCTGGAGCGATCCAGAAAGTTGTACCAATAGTCCCAATACACTTTGCCACAGAAGCATCTGTTGATGCTGGTACATGACAATAGGAATTAGACATGTGACCTGTTACCGCTGCTACAAGTAGCAAGGGTACTGCATTAGCAAGGTCACATTGGATATGGCAATTATTTACAACAAGGTTCTGACATTTTGTAGTCTTGTTATGAACAATAGCTGTTTCAAAGTTTCCCAAGAAAGTACATCCATCTATAAGGATACGCTCTGAATCTACACAGTAGATTGCACCTGTTGCAGCTGCACCTGTAGTAGCGTCAGGATCTGTTCCTGCTACGAATGTACAGTTACGGATAACAAAGTCATCCTTTGTAGTTGCAAGGTTAATCCAGTTAATGGTTTTCTTTGTGTCTGCGAAATCACAATCCTCTATTGTGAAGTTACCTGCATTAACATCGAGAACTACGGCTAGATCATCAACACTTGCTACGAAACGTAGATTTTTGAATGTAATATTTGCAGCATCTATATCAATATCTGCAGTTGTTGCAGTAGAGAGTGTAATCGTAGGCTTTAATGTTCCTGTACCAAGACCGATAACTTGTACACCTGCAACATCGGCCACTAGGCCAGCTGCAGCGGTAACAGTTTCGCTATGTCCAGGCATTGCAACAATAATATCTACGTCTGAAAGACCAGACTTATTAAAGGCTGCTTCGATAGTACTAAATGGTCGAAGGGAAGTCCCATCGCCACTTACAGAACCATCACCAGAATCCACGAAGATTACGTCTCCTACTGCTTGAGGAAGTGCTCCCTTCAAGGTTTGAGGGGTTAAATTGTAAGAATTTTTTGGCATTTTATTTTAAAGGTTATATGATATAATGAATGTTAGTTTAACAGATTTCCATTTTTCTTTATGCCCAAACTAGGTAGAACAATATGTATTATTGACGGTTGTGATAGATTTATTTCTGGACAGAGAATGTGCAGGAATCATTATATACAATTCCGGAAGGGATTCCCATGCACCATCCAAGGTTGTGAAAAGCCTAGGGTAGGACGCGGGTGGTGTTCCACTCACTATGAATTTTGGAAAAGGAATGGTGATCCCCTTAAGAGAATAAATAGAGAGCATGGAACAGGTTGTATATCAAGAGGATATAAAATAATCAGAAACAAAAATAAAAATTGTTTTGAACACCGGGTTATAATGGAGACACATCTTGGAAGAGAGCTATTAGTATCTGAGATTGTTCACCATAAGAATGGTGACAAGCTGGATAATAGAATAGAAAATCTTCTGCTTATGTCCCAATCGGAACATATGAGTCTACATCAGAAACAGGGTGATGTTCGTTTAAGCCGGAAAAAGAAAGATCATAATTAAGGTTTATGTGGGGATTGTCTGTTTTTGTTTGTCTATTAAGAAGGGTTGGCTCCGATTACCCAATGTGCATCCAAGTGAGCCGTGTCGTAACGCATCTTTCCTTTGAACTGGACAGTATTAGTGTCTGGATCAATGGTAGGCATGTCGAGAGTAGGCAAAGTTCGGATACTGGACATCAGTTGCTCATCACCCTTTGAAAGGGATTCGTCGATGACAAACCAGTAACGGTCTTTGGTCGTGTCGTATGCACCTGCTCCTGTGGTTGGGAGATAAGGTAGTACAACGTGACGCATTTGTCCGTTGAATGGGTTCATGTCATTGAGGTCTGTACCAACTTGCTTCTGTTGCTGTGTGAGACGAGCCGCCATGTGGCGAGTGGAAGCATGAGGGCCAGTTACTAGAACTGAGAATTCAGGAATGACGATTTCACCATTCTGGTCAACCATCTGGTTTCCAAGATCAATGGCATCCTCAAGTGCTGACTCACCGAGGCGAGTCGAGATAAGGTTGTCAAAGGTATCTGCGTTGTTCAATGTATGTGTGTTTGCACACATAGCTGCTGAATCTCCTCCGACTACAGCAACGCTGCGTCCCTGACGATCAGAGTAAGCTGTTGAAAAAGCAAAAGAGAATTTGTGGGAAAGGTCTAGACCGTATCCTCTCCATAGCTTCGATCCTGTCTTTTTCAAGAGGGAAGCAATTTTTGGATACTTGTTGAACTCGATAAGGTCTTCAGTAATACGTCTGCGAACAGTTCGTTTTACCTGAGTCATTGTGATTGTGTCTCCTTCCGTGTCTGATACGAGCTTGTATACTTCGTCGTCTCCAGAAACTAGAGAGAATCCTGACTCATTGAAACCGGCGTGTTCTTCTTTGAGTTCTGGTGCTTTGTGCTCACTATATAGTGAACGTGCGGCCAGAGCTTTCTGCATACCGATCTCAGCTCCCTTATGCCAGTTCACTACACCTATTTTAGTAACATTGGTCATCTGACCAAGGTTGACTGGATTTGAAAGTAAAGGCATTTTGTTTATATGTTTAAGAAATTAAAAATAGTTTTATTATTACGCTGTGAAATATCCAACTACAGTTGAATCATCTATAACCTGTGTAACTGTGAAGATACCGTATGTAGTTGCGTTAAGGGTGATACCATCTACTGATGCTAAATCAGCTTCGTAGCCGACATCAGTGGCCTGAGCCGCTGTGCCAGCTTCAACATTGGCAATCCACAACTGCTCTGGGCCATGCAGGATCTGAATGTACTCCCTATTTTCTTTAATAGAGGCATAGTCAGAATCCGTAGAGGCGATTGGTGTGCTGTGGAAAACTCCTATCATATCTGTTGTTGCTCCTGTTACGGAGGCGGCACCTAGCTCATCAGCAGTCCCAGCGTTAGAATACGATAGAGCGTCACCATCATTGAATGCAACTGATGCAACTATGCTGTTTAGCCTGACGGGTTTTGGGCCTTCATAGTGATGAAAACCTGGGTAAGTAGGCATGTTAGTGTTAGTTTATGAATTAAAAATCTGTCTGTTAGGCTTTAAAGTAGCCTATTACTGTACTTGCTGTTAGAACCTTAGTGACAATGAAATCTTTGTTAGCCGTTGCATTAAGGGTGATGCCATCCACTGTGTTTAAATCAGCTTCATATGCGACATCTGAGGCCTGTACTGCGGTGCCAGCTTCAACATTGGCAATCCACAACTGCTCTGGGCTCTTTATGACTACGATGTACGCTTTTCCTTCCTTAATAGATGCGTAATCAGAATCTGTAGCTGCTATAGGAGCGTCATGATAGACACCCTTAATATCAGTGTTTGTAGCCCCTAGTTTCATTTCATCGGTAGTACCAGCATGGTCTAGTTGGAGAGTGTCCCCAACGCTGAAGACAGTTGATGCTGCCATGCTTGAGTACCGAACTTGAGCAGGCCCTTCGTGGTGATAGAAACCTGGGTAAGTAGGCATTTTTCTGTGTGTTTAAAAAATAGAATTGTTTATTGTTCGAGTTTCCCCATCATCCCGGGGATCATGGTATCTATATCTGGTGGGAGGTATTTATCCATATCTTCCTCGGAGACTCCGGATTGCTCATATATGTCTTTGTCCTGACTAGGGATCTTAAGTTTCTTCTCTACGGTTCCTACCTGTTTAGCGGGGGCAGTATTGCCCTCTTCAACTTTAAGGATCTGCAGAGCTGCTTCGTTTGCCTGATCACTTTTCTCTTGTACCTTTCCGAGGGATGCCCTGGCAACATTCAACATTTGCTCTTCTGTCTTCTCTGCAAATTGAGGATTGCTGTACACCTTCTCATACTCGGATACTAGATCATCATCTAGGTCACTATGTTCTCCCTTTAACCGAAGAACTTTTTCGTTGAAGAGATCTTTTTCAAGAGTAGTCATTCTTTTGTCCTCTTGTACTTTTCTCTTAACATCCGCTTCTTTTGCATCGGGATTGTTCTTTAACTCTATGAGTTCTTCGACTGTATCGGCTCCTAGTTCGAATTCTTTTAGGAGTCTCTCTGCGAGTTTAGGATCTTCCTCTGCGAGTGCATATATTTCTTCTGGGTCTTTCTCTATGAGCTTTGTAGCCATAGAGTACCGTTGTTCGTTGTACTCGTTTATTTTTGTAGAAGCGTGTCGTTCTTCTTTACTCGGTGCGGCTGCCTCGGCTTTCAGTTCTTCTACTGCTGGTTTGGGTTCTTCTGTCTTAACCTCTGCAACTGTAGTGCCGATGTTATTAAGTGCACCTATCTCATCAATTCCGGGAGATGAAACCGTCAGAGGCTGCCCTTCAGGGTTCTCTGAGCCTTTTTCTTCTGGCATATATGTAAAGGGGAATTATATAGTTAGAGTCGAGCGACTCAAGGGTAGGTTTAAATGCTCCCCACAAAGACAAGTAAACCTACGCCACAATCGCTGTGTATTTTTATGTTAATGAACTTCTTCCACGTATTATAGGTTGGAAGGACTACCATGGTCAATAGACCCTAGTAGAACATTTTATGTAAAGACCCCTCATGTAATATCCTATCTACCTCCTCATCTTCTTCTAATTCGTCATCTACAAAGCTGGCATAGTTGCCTGAACTGAAGTCTTCTCTACCTTTCTTGAAATCTACTGGTTTGGTATAACCAACGAAAGTAAGGTGAGAGTGATCAGAACATACGAAAAATATACGCCAAGTCTTTGAACCATCAATCGCTTCCCTACCCTTGTCTTCGAAAACATAGTAGCTTCCTGGTTGTTTAGCATTACAGGTTTGACATATGGTTTTCCCACGTTGAATTAGGTAGAACTTATGCTTGTGTTTCTCTTGGAGGATTTTCATTGATCACTAAAATATTTCTTCTCTTGTCGTAGTTCATCATCTTTCTTCTGGTGTTCTACATCAATCCAGAATCTCTGTATGTCATTGGAGATCTCTCCGATCATACCTATATCCCTCTTATAAAGAGACATGTACTCGGGGTCGCTTCTAAGTAACCTTCTGTTCTTTGACTTTTGCTTTAACCTAAGATACTTCTCAAGGTTACGGAATTCCTTCCTAGCAACAAGACTAGAGATTGCTCTCTTGTCAGTCATAGTAATTTTCTCCTCATCGTCAAGGAAGCCGTCGAAATGTCCACGGTTGAGAAACCGTTCGAATAAGTGGAGGATGAATGTTTTCATCATATTGCTTGGTTAGCTAATTGAGCTGCTTGCTGTGGGGGGACTGCAGCACCTGCTTGATCTGTAGGTGGTGGTTGCTGAGGAAACTCTTGTGGTTGTTCAAACATTGACTTCAATGTGTCACTAAGATCAGCGAGCTCAGTTTCCGCAGAAGCTTCTTTCTCAGTTCCAAAGATTGCCTTCTCTACAGGTAGGTCATGTACCTTAGCAAGCTCCTCTTCTAGATAAGCTTGTACCCAGATAGGCTTAGGAATTAATTGTCCTGTTGCTGGATCTTCTTCTGCATTCATCTGATTAACTTCCATTGCGTGTGCCGATAGCTCACTTAATGTCAGCTTCCTGGCCTCCTTACTAGATCCCATTGCGGATGGTCGTACTGCACGTATATCTAGCTTACTCTTAGTCCTTATATATTCAGGCCTTGCGAATATAAAGCTATCGCTTGAGCCCGTACTGCTTAGTGAGAACATTCCTTTCTCTTTATTAGCAACTTCACTTAGTTCCAATCCCATTATAGGGATCTTCCTTAGTTCAAGCCTACCAACAAGTTTCTTATCCTTATCTGTTATCTGTTCGTCTTTGGGTACATTTGCAGCTGTCTCCCCCTTCATTAGTCTACGTACACGAGGTACTGGGTAGTACTGCATGATATCCTGTATAAGGAAGTCACCCAGTCTGAGTAGGAAGTCCTCTTCATTCTCTCTGAGAATAAGATTAATCCTAGACATCATACTCTCCTTCTTAAGTGCAGCTATACCTACAGCTTCTTGTTCTTGTCCAAACACTTGCTTGTAGTTAATTCCAGTAAGCCAGATAGCTTGCTCTTCAATCTTAGATTTCAAATTGTATACTTCGTTTGGTACAGAACCTAATTGCATAAGCTCTGCATTGTCCAATGCTCCTTCTAATACAACACCTGGATAACTTGCTATTGCCCTGGTATCTAGTGAAGCATCGTCAGATGTAGCAAGAATAGGGAATGCGAGCTTGGTTGCTCTGCATTCTGCCCTCATTACAGATGTGTACATCTCTTCAAGTGACTCCAATAGCTTAGGTACTCCTTTAGAGTAAATGCTATGTGGTCGTCTGTACTGATGAAGTAATGCGAAGGGTAGTTCCTTATGGTCATCGACCAGACAGGTCTGCCTAATAACAACGTCATTCGCAATCATTACATATTCATCACGGATTCTATTCCAATATTCAAGGAGTCTTACCCTTGTGTTCTCCGTGTCATGGTTATCCTGTGTAGGTTCTACATTAAGTCCATCGAATGATGGCCCCTGGTCAGCTCCTGGTGTTACTAAATTAACATTCTTATATCTAATGTCATGCTGTACTTTCTGTTTGAATACATTGAAGTTTACGTCAGTAATAAGAATGCAGTCTTCCGCTTCTCCTATATCTTTAGCTGAATCATCTACAAGGAATCTACGTGGGTTGTCAATAACCTCAAAGCGTATGTCATCGTAAGGGTAGTCAACTACATCCCTAGACCCTAGTTTTATTCCATTGTCCCCATGAACGGGTACACGCTCCTTTAGCATCCTAGTTTCACGAGAATAGTAAATGCGTACCGGTGCTATTCCATAGATCATGGATATGCGGGCTGCTTGCATCTTTACTCTTCCCCATTTTGCTTCCCTCAATGCACTCTTCTTTGCAGCTTCAAGGAAAGGAAGTTTACTTCTATCATCTGGCTCCTGAGTTCCTATCACGAAATCCGCAAAGGCATCTACCTTCTCAGATAGTCCTGCATTGATAATCATGTGTGAAAGCTGGAACTTAAAGTTCTCCTTTAATGGATCATTATCCATTACACCTTCGTACACGCTCTCCGCGTCGTCCCATTCCTTATGGAAAGCAGACTGAGATGGCAATAGCTCATCTTCATATCTACTGGTGATTCTTTCAAGTGCCTCCTTTTCATCACCCTTTGCGGTGTAGGACTTAGAATTATCTGATGCTTTTTCGACAAAGGGAACTTCATTCCCTTCGGTATACGTTAAGAGTTCTTCCATGTAGTTGTGTTAGTTGATTTCAATACATTCTATAGCAAACTACATACCCCATTCAATCCCCATAACTCTTTCATGTCTGTTCGCAGGTTGTCTTGCTGAATAAATACCACGCTTAGGTTTCTTGCCACCACCCTGTGTAAGGAGTATGGCCCATGTAATAGCATCCACGATATCGTCATGTTTCGCTCGTGGGAACGACATCATCTCTTTCTCCATATCATCAATCCAGTGTGCTCCTTCCTTAAAGTAAACCCTCCCGGACTCAATATACCCTGCCGCTGCATTCGCCCGTTGCAACTTACTCTTACCATAATCCTTCTCAATATTGATAGGTACTACAGGCAAACGTGTATCCGCCTTGAGGGCTTGGATAACACTCTGCCCACTCCCCTTATTCTCTACATAGATCCTACTCACCCTAAAGTGTTCACTCCATATACTATGCTGAGTTATCATCTTCGCCTTCAGCCTTGGAAAATCAAGACGCTCTCTCATAACATCCGCAATGAACAATCCATCCCTAGTTACAAAACAAGTTACTCCAACGGTATAGTCAGCTTCTTCTCTCTCAGAGAAGGCAGTATCATATACCTGGAAGCACCTCTGTATATCTTCTCGCTTTGGCATACCTCCATATATGAACCATTCCTTCTTAAAGACTTCTCCCTCTGCGGATGTTGGTCTTTGTTGGTACAGAGCAGACCAGTCTCTAGGGCTGATATCCTCCTTTATATCCATAAGCATCTCCTTACTAAACATCTCTGGCCATAATGCCTCTCCTTCTAATCTAAATACATCATCTTCTTCAGCGAAAGCAGGGAAGTTTAAATGTGTCCACTTCTCCGGTTGTTTCTTTAGGAGTTGTCCTGGGAGGTCGTCTGCGACCCATCTGGTAGCTACGATTATTATGGCTCCACCCTTCATCAAACGTGTCCTAGCTACAGATGTATTATGGACAATAAACCCATCCGCTATGAAGCTGTGGTATTTATCTACCTCAAGACTATATGTTGTCTCTGGGGCTGTTACAGTAACATCGAGCACCCTGCATGGATAATATCCATCATGCTTCTTTCTAATATGTAACCTATACAAAGTTGCTTCAAATTCCTTTGGGCTACCGGGGGGTTGTGCTGAATAAACTCGCTTGTTGACCTTCCCACAGAGATAGCCTGTATTTTGTGCAAGGTTACGAATGTCCTTTACAAGCCCGCTACTAGCAGTCGAATATTCCCATCTCAACTTAGTTTTCCTGTGTCCATCTGCCGACAATATCCCAGAAAGAAAAGCCTCTCTTTTCTCACCTGGCAAAGAATACACACATTCAGGGACTCTCTTGTGTTTAGCAATAGAGAAATTTATTCCAGATTCCTGTAACATCTCTGATGCGGCCGTGCTATATACCCTTATAGAATTTTCCCTACCATGACTATACCTGACCATTTTCCCGAAGTATTTTATACAAAGTTTCTCTAGCTGCTTGTTCAATCCTTCGTCTGGCCCTATAGAAATATTCACTCTATTCCTCTCTATGAAACCATCCCCAAGAATAAAGCCTACAAGCCACCAATAATCTGAATCACGCACTTCATTAAAAATGGGCTTGTCACTTATCTTAATATCACAAGATAGTGAGCGTAATACGAAGTCCCCCCTCTTTAAATCTTTAGCCTCCACCCACCTTCCATCGGTAGGGGAAAATCCATTATTACTTCTGGTTACTGGCATGACCCAGAATGGATGCTCACCGGAGCAACTGACAGAACCATAGAATGTTTTTACGTTGTAGATTGGCGATTTAGGCTGTTCCTCTGTTTTTAGAACCTTCCCATCTGTCATCTCCCCCGTAGCATCATCAAAAGACTTTACAGTATCGCCCACACATACATCCTGTATTGGCGTAGATGCTCCATTACCCATTAACACTGGTGTATCTTTTACAAAACAATACCAGTCTATCATCTTCTTTTTCATCGTATCGCTATCTGCCTCCTCTCTATCCTTCAAGATATCATCACAAATTAGGAGATGTGCACCACGCCCTGTAGTCGCACCACCTACCCCAACAGCTGTAAGGCCCCCAATAGCCCCCTTAATCTCCCAGTTCTGAAGCTTTCGAGCGTCTGGATCTACAGATACACTGGGTTCCCAGGTACTTTTCTCTCCAAAGATACCCTGGTATTTATCGCTCTCCATTAACTGTCGTATCTTTAAACTCCAACCCTCACTAAGCTCTGCTCCATAACTAGTAAGAATAACCCTCTTAGTAGAGTTCCTACCTAGGAACCATGCTGGAAAGTGATGTGAGACATGTAACGATTTTGAATGTCTCGGCGGAGTATTGATTATTAATCTACCAATACCACTCTCCCCCTCAGTCCTTATGTACTCTTCTACTTGTTGCAGATATTCACAAAGGATCTGTGTGTGTCTAGCCTCTACATAGTTGTGGTAACAGAGTTTACAAAACTCTTCGAAGTTAGCTCTGGCTAAACTTCTCCTTAGTAATTCTAATTCAATATCGTTTTGTGAGGCTTTACTCATTTATTAGTGTAGGGTTTTTTTTATAATATTCTTCTCTTAGGGCCTCATACTCTACTTTCTTCTCTTCGAACTCTTTATATAGGGAGATCAACATCTGCGACCTTAGTGCTTTAGGGTACATAAAACCTCCGGCAATTCTCTCCTTAAGATCCATCATCTCCTCCCAAAGCTTATAACCCTTAGCGAGTTCTTTATCTTCCATTAATCTGTGGGTAATGTTTATAGAAACATCTCTTCTGTGAAAGGTGAATTTCCTTCGTGATGCTCCCACCACTGGTCGGGTTCCGTTCCGGGCCTTGTGCTTGCGTTGCGAAGCCCTTCGTCCGGAAACTCGTCGTCTTCTTCGTTCCCGCTAGAGCTGTGTAGCCCCAAGCGAAACAGCTTGACGCGGAAACTCCGTCGTCGCCTTCGTCTCCACTCGTAAATTGTACTCTTATTTTACCTCTTTTTCAAGTCCTCTTTACAACTACATCCGCACCCTCTATATCTTCAGGTGCAGACAATATTACTCTTCTACCACAGAGTCTGCAGATTCCAAAAACCTTCCCAGAGGGTGAGGCAACTTCGTTGTATTCACAGACTCTACATTTTTTCATTACAGGGGTTCGTAGGTAAGTGCGAAGATATCAGGTTTGCATGGGTATAGCTCTCCTTTTACCCCCTTGATTATCCAATCGTTCCATTCCACTAGAAAATTTCCCTCTAGCGTTGCAATCTCTAGCCTATCCTTCATATTGGAGTTAGGATACTCAGAGGGTTGTAGGGAACCTTCTTCGTTATATGGGGCCTGCCATGCTTTATGCATCCAGGTAGGCCATTCACTATTACCCCTCCTTCTTTCCTCAGTCATTTGGAAGGCTTCTATAACTACTGGTTTCTTTCTGAAATGTCCGGTCATAGTTTGGTTAGGAAGCGTCAGGTAAAGACCCTGGTGTAGGCATACAATACACCACCCCTCCAGTAAAACAATAGTCAATCATTGCAAACTGTGCTACTCTATACGTCTATGCTTCCTATACAACTATACCGCTGTTCAGAATGCGGAAAAAAGGTAGATAAATCTACACTGACCAAATATAAATGCAAAGCTTGTTATGCAGCCTATGAGAAGCGAATGGCCCCTCAACGGGGTGCAGCTTATGAGGCCAACTGGAAACGCTTAGGGGGGTGGAAGCGGAACTCCAGGCTACTCTTCAATAAGAAGAACCTAGAGAAGCTAGACTGAATGCTTGTGAGATAGAATTCTAAATCCTATTATTTTTTATTTTAGGAATCTTTCTAAAAGGAGGTGGGGGGCCTTACTTGGAAACAAGTGAGGTGTGTTTGAAATGGGGATTTTGGTGTTGGAGAGGCCTACTAAAAAAAACAAGGACACTGGGCGGGGCAAAGGGAAGCAAGCAACCGCCAACCCGTACACCTCCTTATACCCTCCACTCTATTAACATAAGCCACGTTATGTTAACCACTAGCCTCTACCTCTATAATGCTCTCATTCGCCTCCTCTGCAGCAAGAGCCTTGTCTCTCTCTATAATAGCTAGCCTCTCACGCAACGCCTGTTCGTCTAGGCTGTCTATAGTCTCCTTATGTATGTGTAGGTGTTTCTCTTCCTTGTTTGTCTTCAGAGTGCCATCAATCTCGGCTAAGAGCCTGATTGCTCTTAATAAGTCCGCATGTTTGAAGTCATCTTGTGGCAATTTGGCTATCATTTCCTCTAATTTAGCTATCATTTGGCCTCTTCTTCGGGCCTGAGATAGGTTACTAGCTCCCAACACCGCAAGCCCTTTTCTAGTAGTATTCATTATACGAGCATCAGATTTTCTTTCCTCTGCTTTCTTGTCTAGAATGTTGCCCGTGAAAATTTCCACGCCATGTTCCATAGCTCTTCCATGTGACTTATTCATGTGTCTTGTTTGCGTATGTGGTTTACGATTACGTAGTAATTGTAATCATTGAGTAAATATTGTGTTCATCACCTATTGGCTAGTTTAAGCCATTTAGTGTGCTTGCATTGCAATAGTATACAATGTAATACCTATTTTAGCATTGTGCTCTACTTGTATCTACCCTATACTAACTCCAGTAGCATTGATCTTACACATCACCGCCCGCCTACACCTTGCAGCTCATTCATTTTTAGAAGTTGTTACTCTCTTATTCTCATGGAAAATATAATGATACAGCAGGCAGGCACTCGGCTAATTTGCTCATTTAAAAGATTTGACCCTGATATGCCACGATTTAAAACTAAGGTGTCAAGTCACTACGCAACTAAAGAGGATTTCTTTAAAAGGGCAAAACAGGAATTAGAAAATGGATTTGCAATTGATTCTGTAGAAATTGATGGTATATCTGTATCTAGTGAAGTATTCAAAGCCAAGTGTCTCCAGTAAACTAAGCAATTCACACTTTACCGTGTGAGTTGCGAGGTGTAGGCATAAGCTAGGGGATTGCAATCCCTAGCTTACAAGTACGGTATGCAGTCCACTTCCCTAGCGACTGATTACCACCTTTA